CGCACTTACTTAAATGCTTTAGCTTAGCAGCTCCAACATATGTACATGTACTTCTAATACCTCCTAAAATATCCTGAACAATATAACGCATAGGTCCTTTATATGGTAGAACTACTCTACGTCCTTCTGAAGTTCTATAGTCCTTTAAGCCTCCGTTATGTTTCTCGTTAGCCTTCTTACTGCTCATTCCATAGAACTCAACATACTCTTTATCATCGATAGTAACTTTTTCTCCACCACCTTCTGTTGAACCAGCTAACATCGATCCAAGCATTACAAAATCAGCACCAGCACCAAATGCTTTAGCTACATCACCAGGTGTAGTACATCCTCCATCAGCAATAATATGGCCATCTAATCCATGAGCAGCATCAGCACATTCAGCAATGCAACTAAACTGAGGATAACCAACTCCTGTCTTAAGTCGAGTAGTACACACGCTTCCTGATCCAATACCAACTTTAATAATATCTGCTCCGGCTAAAAGAAGCTCTTCAACCATTTCACCTGTTACTACATTACCCGCTATAATTGTCCTTTGAGGAAATGTTCTTCTTACTACCTTTACAAAATCAACAAGTGCTTGTGTATAGCCATTTGCTACATCAATACAAATATTACGAACCGGGGCTTTTTTGTTAATACGAGCTAACCTCTCATAATCAAACTCGTTTCTACCTACTGTTACAGCTACATGTTTACCTTGATTATCTTTAAGCTCTTCAATAAGCTCCTTTTCATTAATGTCTTTCTTGTAACAAGTAAAAAGATCTAAGTCACTTAAGGTTCTTCCTACCTCTAATGTACCAACACCGTCCATATTAGCAGCCATAACTGGTATACCATGATATGAACCACCGTATTTAAATCTAAACGTTCTAGTTAAATCAACCTCTTTTCGTGACGTTAGCGTCGACCTCTTAGGACGAATCAACACATCATCGAAATCATACTTTAGCTCGGTTTCTATACGCATGCCTCATATATTATATGTGGCTTTCTCTTAAATCAACCTGATATTTGATCTCTAATATCTTCTAAAGATATATCCCCGTCTTCTATTACTTCCGCTATTTGGTCTAAAAACTTTCCTCCTAACTCAGATAACTCATAATCATCAGTACTCTCCAACACATCTTTAATCTTGTAAAGATTATCCCACATATTTTCTATCTCTTTATCAAACTTTTTTAGAACCGAACTCCGTTTCATATTGCTATTTATTTATTAAATATAATTAATGTCATTTTCAAGAGAGGTAAACTTAATTTTAGAGAAAGTTGGCTCATACAAGCCTATTAACTTGCCGTATTCACTTAATGCACTTGAACCAGTAGTTAATAGACAAACAACTGACTTTCATTACAACAATCACTATAAGGGATATGTTAAAAAGCTGAATGCAGCTATGGTTAACAGAAAAAAACCACCGTTGGTAGAGTTAGTTAAAGATATCAAAAGATATAACGATCATATAAAGGATAATGCTGGTGGAGCATACAACCATCAACTATTTTTTAACATGATGAAGCCGGGAGGAAGTGACTTCACTGGTGAGATTGCTGATAGAATAAAGAAACGATTTGGTACACTAGGTAAATTTAAAAAGGAATTTATTGAGAACGCCACAGGTCAATTTGGCTCAGGGTGGGGATGGTTAGTAGAGAGAGACGGTAAGCTAGATCTAGTAAGGACACCTAATCAAGATAACCCTCTCATGTTTAATTTAGGTAAACCTATCTTAGGAGTAGATGTATGGGAGCATAGCTACTATCTTATGTATGGGCCAGATCGAAAAGAATGGCTAAGCAAGTTTTTCGATATTATTAACTGGGACTTTTGCTCCGCTCTTTTGCATACTAGCTAGGATAGCTTCTACTTCTGCCCTCATATAATTGACATGATAAGATAAAAATCTATCGTCTTTTAGATAAAAGATGACACACTTTCTACATCTCTTACTAGTCATACGCTCATAGAGATATGCGTATAGGGATAGTTGTAAGCCGTATAAATTAAACTCACAGTTATGAAGATGGCTTACTGGGTCTTTAAGTCTTTCTGAAAAGGGTGAACTAAATCTAAACTGCTTATTAGTTTTAAAGTCACCAATAGTAAATTCATTCTTATGCTCATAGATTAAATCTGCTGTACCTGCTACCTTAAACTCTTCATCATAGAGAAGATTCTCGCATAAAACGGTCTTAAACGATTCGATTGAGCGTTCTGCAGCTTTATCATACGACTTACATAACCACCCGTAATTATCTTCTACATCACCAAAACTAATATAATCTTCTAAAATTTTATGAATATTAGTACCTCGAGTACAAGCTTTAACTTTTTCCTTTTCCCACATCTCGAGTACAAACTCTTGTGATACACCTTCTCTGTCAGCTACTCTTCTAGAGTGACCATCTCTATCAAAAGGCTGTTTATACTTACCGAGTAGAGTTGTTACAGATATAAATTTTTCACCCGTGTCTTTATGAGTATAGGTATGCGCTGCTTCATTGAATTTTATCTTCACTAATTAATATTATACATACATTATCATAAAATCAATAATAAACGTACAACTCTATAGAACTATGCGGTTTTACCTATAAATATATTAACATGGAACCTGAAAAATCCCTACTAAAAGAGTTCCTCCAAGGAGGCTGGGTCGTGCCTTTAATTGGTGCTGGCGCTATGCTAGCTCGTTTACTGTCAGGTGAGAATAACTACACGTGGTGGCAACAACTTAAAAAGATATTTACTGCTGGTCTTTCTGCTGGTATTGCATGGTTTATTTTAGAACAAACAGAAATATCATCTCTCTATAAAGCTGTCACGTATGGTATTATTGGTGTTATCTCTCCAGAAGTGATAGCTGGTATTGTTAAGCTAGGTAAAAAATTTGCAGATAACCCTGAAAAGGTTCTTAAAAAATGAAACCTAGATACTTAGTATATATATTATCGGCTATTATTTTGGCTTTTGTTGTTAGAGGCTATACTTGTGCTGAAGAAATGAAACTCTCGTTAGACGCTATTCAAGCTGGAGGGAGCAAAGCAGTTGACTTTAAAGGACTTTGTAGTTCAGTCGATGGATTTAAGAGGCATTTATTATTCTCCGGTGTCTTTGCTATAGTTATTGCTATATGTTGCAGGCTAAAAGCACCGAAGTAACATAAATATACATATGGGAAAGAAAATTTCTGAACTCACTATCGCGTCATTTCCTTACGAGGGTGAAGATCTATTTGCTATGGTTGAAGGTGGCGGTACAAAAGGAGCGCCATTAAGTACGCTTCAAACTTTTCTATCCGCTCAAGATTTTATAGCCTCACCTGATAAAAATAACTTTTTTGGTAACTTAAGCGGTACAGGAGGTGCTATTACGCAAACTTTTGTAGGCGATATTAGTGGAGTAGGTAAAATAACAATAGGTGCTTGTCAGACGAATACCGGTGACTATGCGGCCGTAGGTGGCGGGTGTGGCAATATGTCAGTAGGAGATTCTTCAGTTGTAGCAGGGGGAAGGACAAACTGCAGCAATGGTGCCTACGACGTTACTAGTGGTGGTTTAAATAATCGCCATGGAAGTTCTGGTTGCAGTACTATTGCAGGAGGAGAGCTTAATTGCGGGGCTGAGTGTTTTGCTTCTATAGGTGGTGGGTGTAATAATATGGGATGCGGTGAAGCCGCAATAGGTGGGGGACTATTAAACAGAGCCTTAGGTGCTACGTCAACTATAGGTGGTGGGTGTAATAATACAGCTACTGGATGTCTCGCAATTATTGGCGGTGGGTGTAGTTTATCTGCAACAGGTGATGCTTCTACTATTGCTGGTGGTGACTTTAATCTAGTTACAGGAAAATATGGAACGGTTGCTGGCGGTTTAAGTGCTAGAGTGACAGCTGATAAAGCAACTGTTGTAGGTGGTGGAAGAAACGTAGCTTCTGGCCTAAGCGCTTTTGTTGGAGGTGGGGCGCTGAATACAGGAAGTGGAATTGCATCAGTAGCTGGTGGTGGGTGTAGTAATACTGCCTCAGGTGATTGCTCATTTATTGGAGGAGGTCGTTCAAACATATCCTCAGGACTAAGTTCTGTAGTTGTTGGTGGTGCATGTAATACATCGTCTGGTGTTGGGACAGTGATCGGTGGCGGACGAAGTAACAAAGCTGTAGGAAATTGCAACGTGATTGTTGGAGGAGAAATTAACAGAACTATTACCGGAAATCACGTATTTGTAGGTGGCGGGTGTTGTAATGTTGCTAGTGGTAGTTGTTCAGTTGTAACTGGAGGACAGGGATTATCAGCAATTGCTGCTTATGACACAGTTGGTGGTGGATGTTTTAATGTTGCTACGGGCGGAGGTAGTACTGTAGCTGGTGGTGCTAGTGGTTTATCTAATGGCTGTCAATCTTTTGTAGGCGGTGGATATAACGCGCGATCATCCGGAACTCATTCAGTAGTTGTAGGTGGTGATACAAACTACGCGTTGGCAGATCATTCAATTGTTGTAGGCGGTGATACAAATTGCTCTTGTATCTGTGGAGCTGTTGTAGTAGGTGGTATTAGTAATAAGTCCAGCGCTTGTATTTCTATAATTGGAGCTGGGTGCAGTAATGAAATTTGTAATGGTGGTACTGAGGCAGCCTCAGCTATTGTTGGAGGTAGTAATAATACTATAGCATCTTGTTATTTTAATAACAGTATTGTTGGCGGAAAAGGTAGTACTATAACCTCCAACGCTTCTGCCGCATTTATAGGTGGTGGAGAGAATAATAGCTCTGGTTGTCACAACACATTTGTCGGAGCAGGATATGGACTATCGGCTACTGCTACAAGTGCTGGTGTTGCTGCTGGACGAAATAATGTAGCATCCGGAGGGTTTAGCTTCATCGGCGGTGGAGCAGAGCAACACGCTGAAGGTTGTCATAGTTTTGTAGGAGGAGGGTGTGATAATATTGTTACAGGTTGTACATCAACTATTGCAGGCGGTGATACAAATTGCGTTACAGGTAATTATTCTATTGTTGCTGGGGGACAGGATAATAAAGTTATAGGTGCTTGTTCAACAATAGGAGGAGGACGTGGTAACGCCGTATGTGAAAATCAGGCTACTATTGCTGGAGGTGATTGTAATATTATTAATACCGAAGGTGAGTGCTCGTTTATTGGTGGAGGGAAGAACAACTTGATTACTTGTTATGCATCAGTTATTGGTGGGGGTTGTAACAACTGTTCATGTGAAAGGTCGGTTGTAGCCGGTGGTGATACAAACTACGCAAACGCGACATTAACTATAATTGGTGGTGGGCAACTAAATAGAGCATGTGCAGGCTGTTCTTCAATATTAGGAGGACAGTGTAATACACTTTCAGCAACTCATACAGAAGCAGCAATTGTTGGTTCTTGTATTAATTCTGTATCTGCTAAAGCATTACATGCTAATACTTTAGTTTTAGTATTATCAGATGTACCAACGACTGACACAGATTTAGTTCCTGGTGCTATTTACAACTGTAGTGGTACGTTGAAAATTAAAACTTAATAGTTGAAGTATATTATCTTCAAACTACATATTAGTGTATGGCTAGTACAGTTTTTCATATTGAAGGTGGTATAGGTAAAAATATTGCAGCGACTGCAGTCGTAGCAGCTTATAAAAAGGCTAAACCTAAGCGTAAAATTATTGTTGTTTCTGCTTGGCCGGAAGTATGGACAAGAAATTCAGATGTTTCTAGATTTTATAGAATTGGTAATACACCGTATTTTTATCAAGATGTAATAAAAGGCAAAGATGTAGAAGTTTACGCGCAAGATCCTTATAAACAAACAAGCCATATTACTAAAAAATTACACCTTGTTAAAACGTGGTGTAATATGATTGGTGTAAAGTATAATGACGAACAACCTAAACTTGAGTTTAATTTTAGAGAAATCGAAGAGGCTAGAGCGTATGTCAGTCAGTTTAGTGATGGAGTTAAACCAATGTTAATCTTTCAACCATATGGAGGTCCAGGACCAGATCATCAACAGCACCCATATTCTTGGACGAGAGATATGCACCCTGCACAAGCGCAAGAGGTAGTAAATAAGCTAGCTGATAAATTTAATATTATACACGTGTGTTACGAGTTTCATCCTAGACTAAACAACTGTCATAGATTTGATAAAATTGTAGGCAAAAAACCATTATTCGCTATGTTGGCGCATACAGAAAAAAGAATTTTAATCGATTCTTCTCTCCAGCATGCAGCAAACGCTCTAGAACTACCATCTACTGTTGCGTGGGTAGCTACACAACCTGAAGTATTTGGATATAAGAGACATAATAACCTTAATACAAAAGTTCAATATAAAAACGGTACAGTTGATTCATATTTATATGATTACGATTTTACCGGTGTTATCCATCAATGCCCGTATAAAGATGTACAAGGCGAGCTCTACGATACAGACGCTATTGTACAAAGTGTCCTTACTTAATAATACGAACCGTAAATATCTGTATCATTAATATCCATATCAAGGACATCATTCTTTGATATATCATCAATATCATATTCACCAGCAGGTGTGGTTGGATATGTCTTCTGTGGGGAAGATATCTGATCTGTCAACGTAGTAGATAGTATACCCTGCATCGAATTATCATATATTTGCTCATTTGCTTTTTCACTGCCTGGTCGACCATCTGCTGATAACCCAGCTTCGAAAGAGTAATTGAATCTTTTACCTCTAAGTCTCCAAATATAATGTCCAAGGACAGGATTGAGAGCAGACATGTCTTGATCCATCCTCTCGGTAATCTCATACATAACACCACCTCTTCCGCCTACACGGTCACACCCTAATACATCAAGATCAATTACATCACCTGCCTTTGGCTCAATTAGCTGACCGTATTGTGATGGATCGAAACCACCGGAGGCACTTAATGCTGACGCTGCTTCATAAAAAGTACTAATATGTACAAATGCTGTAAACTCGTCTCCGGGGTCAAAGCCAAACTTACTTAAATTGAGAGCATCATCTGATAGTTCAATGTACATTTGTATTGCTGATATAGGACCAGCAAAAGACTTTGTAAGATCTTCACCGTAAAATAAATCAGCTGCTGATAAACTAAAAGTGTTAATATAATAGTTTACCGGGATGCCGTAGTTGTTTATAAGCTCGTTAAAAGCCTGATCAAAAACTAATTGTTCAGCTTGTAGATTCTCTGGAATAACGAGCTTACCACAAGAAGGTATTGCTGTTGCAGCAAACACTTCTTCTGGTGTGCAATTAAGTCTATTTGTATTACATATAGCCATTTATCTACTCCTTTTTCTTAACATTCCACACTGATTATGCTCTTCGTCTTCAAACATCTCTACTTCGACATTAGAATTACCCAATGTCTTAGTACTGCCAGGTTTATAGTCAACTTCATATACAGCTAAAGTATTCATTAATGGCTGCCCCATTAATTTTATTTGACTAGCTGAACCATTTATCAAATTATTTACATGTGGGCACTGATGGTTATATTGTTTAGGTAATGTGTTTAAATGCTTTTTACTTAGCCCTAGTCTGTTTGCATTTTTACCAGATCTCATCTGAGGGTTCATAATAGGGTTACCCTGGTAATATTCGAAAAATGTCTTAAAGTTCTCTGTATAAATTCTATCATAAGACGAGGAAATTAAATCTATTAAGTCGCCTATAACTTCAGTATTACGTAGTACTTTAAATGCTAAATTTTCAACACTAAACTCACCTTCACGTGCTAAACCACGCTTTCGCATTTTAGATATCTTTTCTTTTAAACGTTTAGCTCTCTCATGCAATTTTTTAGCTTCTTTCCCTCTCGCCTCTAATACCTTCTCTTTGAGAATTTCAACATCTGTTTCAATTGCTTTAGCCTTTTTAAATACGTCTTTACTATCTACAGATGGAGGATCATACGAAGGCTCAGTAATCCATTTGTTATCCTTTAAAGAATAAAGACCTGATGCAACATGAGGTTCATCCTTATCTTGCATATACATTTCAACATCATGGCCTCTAAGGTTTACATTGTGCCTGAGATTCCATACAAATCTATCTCCATCTAGAGCTTTCTTAACTAACTCTTCATCTTCATTAATATCTTTAAAGTCAATTAATACGTGGACATCAAGATCAGAATATTCATTGTAATTATAATTACTGTTGCTACCAGTAAGAGTAATATCATCTACTTCTACCCCTTCGATACCCAAGCTGTGAATAAAATCATCAGTTATCGACAAGAGCTTTTCCCTTATATCTGGGTCAAATTTATTGTCTTCAGACCAAAATTTTTGATTCAGCGTGTCGTTATAGAACCTCACAATTATATTTATTAAAAAAGCCCGAAGAGGGGTACTCAACGGGCTTTTAAATTTGTTATTTTATTTGAGCGACTTACTGTTCAAAGGCATTTTTACCAACCTTGAGAGTACCAACCTTATTGTTCTTGCCGTAGTTAACTTCTTTTGTATGAGTAGATCCAGCATCAACGCCGTAACCGCCTCCATCTTTCATCTTCGGGCCTCCTGCAACAGGCTTTAAATTACCAACCTTGTTTCGGCCTCCTCGGCCGTAGTTAACTTCATGCTTGAGAGTAGAACCAGCATCAACGCCGTAACCTCCGCCGTCTTTCATTACTGCTTCCTCATCCTCTTCATAATCTCTTACTTCACTCTTACGACCGGTCTTTTTATTAAACCTACGAGGGTGATCTCCTTTATTACCACCATATGTTTTCTGTCTAGCTGTTTCAGCATCCTCTTCAAAGTCTGTGTCTTCAACTGCCTCAACATCAACATCGACGTCAACTTCGACTTCCTGTTGTGCTAAAGCTGTTTGTAAGATATCACAAAGTGTTTGTGCTAATTCACCGGGGATTGAAACTGTGATCTCTTCTGGAACTTCTTCAACTGTGTCTTCAATTCCAAGAGCCTCAAGTTCTGTAACGTCTTCGAATTCTTCTTGACCCTCATGAGGGAAGTTTTCGTTTACCATTACTTTATTATAAAGTTTGTCAAATACTGAAGTCTTGCTCATAAAATTATTTAGGCCATCGCGTGCAATTTTCTCGTGTTCTTCCAAAAATTCTTCATCTTCTTCGTCATCATCGTGATTTTTACCTTTTTTCTTATCCTTAAGAGCTTTCTCCATAGACTCATCCGTATCACCATCATCATCGACATCCGGGTAATCTGGCCTTTTGCCTTTTTCTTCTTCATCCTCTTCTGGACCTACTGCGCCTGTATAAGCAACTTGCGCATATGTTGGACCTGTAGGATCTGGACTATCTGTATCACCCGGGTTGTTACCATCACCGTAAGTATAGCCTTTAATGTTATAGATATTATCTTTCTTGTCCTTTTCTGACATTCTATCAATATCAATCTTTGCCGGTCTAAAGCCTCCTCTTTCGGTAGGGCCTGTATCCTTTGTTACAAGGTCAGCATTTCCAATTTCACCAACTGGTACATTTTCGCTCACCACTACTTTATTAAACACATCAGCATATGCTTCACCTAATGAGATTAAGTCTTTCTTATTTGACATGTAATTATTTATGCTAAGCATTAAATATTTCTGTGGCTAGACAAGATAATATGTTTTATATGGGTAATAAAAATTTACCCAATGTTAACTGGAAGGGTGAATACACTAAACAGCAAGTAAAGGATCTTAAAAAAGCTAGTAGTAATATACTATATTTTGCTGAAAATTTCTTCCATATTGTTAACCTTGATAGAGGTAAAGAAAAAATAGCTTTATATAAGCCACAAAAGCGTGCATTACGAAAGATGAGAGATAATAGATTCTTTTGTCTTCTTGCTTCTAGACAGATAGGTAAGTCTACTATGATGACCATATACATTTTATGGCAAGCATGTTTTAATAATGATCAGCGTATCTTATTAGTAGCGAACAAAGAGGCTACTGCTATTGAAATCTTTCAAAGAGTGCGAATGGCATACGAAGAGCTGCCTAACTGGTTAAAACCTCCTGTAAAGGAGTATGCTAAGACATCAATGACGTTAGAGAATGGTAGCCGTATAGGTATCACAACTACAACCGGTACTGCTGCTCGTGGACAATCTGTTAACTGTCTTGTTATTGATGAGATGGCTTTTATCGAGCCGCATTTAGTAGAAGAGTTTTGGAAGTCAGTCTTTCCAATTATTACCTCTTCTAAAAAGTCTAAGGTGTTTGTATGCTCAACAGCTAATGGTACGGATAATTTATTCTATAAATTATATCACGGAGCTATCGAAGGTGAAAATGGGTGGGCACATGATAAGATAAAATGGAGTGAAATACCAGGTAGGGACGAGACTTGGGCGCAAGCTACTAAAACTGCAATTGGTTCTGCTGATGCTTGGTTACAGGAATTTGAATGTGAGTTTATTCATTCTGGTGAATCGACATTAGATGATGAATTATTTGAAGAAATGATGTCAAAAGTATCTGAACCTAAAATTATTCTAGATGAAGGTCATTATAAGTTATGGGAAGAGCCTGATGAGAGTAGGGTGTATGTTGCCGGGGTAGATATATCAGAAGGCGTGGGTGTAGATTCTTCAGTTATTCAAATATTAGATATTACAGATATTAAGCAAATTAAACAGGTAGCTGTATATAGAAACAATAAAATACCTCCGTTAGAGTTTACTAATAGACTATATAAGATTTTACGTAACTGGGGGTCTCCCTTAGCTCTCATAGAGAGAAACAATTGTGGTGCACAGGTCGTAGATAGGTTATCTGTCGATTTAGGTTATGAAAAAATTGTATCCTACGGTAATAAGAACGCGCACAGACGTAATGTCATGCGTGGAATGATTGCACATACAAATACCAAATATAAGGGCGTATTAAACATGCGTTACTTTATGAACGAAGTAAGAGTAGTAAGCATAAATGAACAAGAGACTGTTGAAGAACTTAGAAACTTTGTAAGATATCCGAATGGTACATGGAAAGCACGAGGAGGATTTCATGATGATAGAGTAATGGCCATGTTATATGGTCTCTTTATATTAGAGAAAGAAATAACAGAACGATTTTTTGAAATAGTAGAACTAGACGATATGGGTAAACCTTCTGTAATTGAGCCTATGGATTTCGGAATACAATATTTTGAAGATCCGACATCTATATATCTCGATGATGAAATTGTCGGCAGTCATAATCACGAGATGAACGCTATGGTGTGGGGCATGGGGGAGCAAGCTGATTCAGATGTAGATGAATTAAGAAATTTTGGATTTAAGTTAATAGGTGAAGAACCGCCTAATGATTGGACGGGGCAAACTTGGCCACCGCCAGGGGAATATACACCCTGGCGACCTACTAGTTTATAGATAAATATATTATATGGCTACAAACTCTATGCAGCAGGCAATGCTAAACAAGTCGAGGGCAGATAAGTTTTTACTTGTTTTTGATGTACCACCTATTTTAAAAGAATTTAGTAAGAAGTTTAACCAAACAAATTCAACGATAATTCCTGATGCAGTTCAATATTCAATATTTGGTACAACT